TTCTCCATCCATCTATATTCTATTACACAGAATACTATTTAAGTAGTTTCAATAATAATATATAATATATTATTATTAAGAAATATAAATATTTATAAACAATCAATTCAACTGTTCGAACCTCCCTCAAATGTATAAATTAGTTAAATTTTTAAACAATAAAATAAAATTATACTATAATGATTTTATTTTATATCATATCTTTTGTGTTAGGAATACTGACAAAATTATATGATGAAATTACAGATAAAACAATAAATGTATCTTTATTAAATACGGAAATTATAAAGTATTTTATAATAGGTTTATCTACCTTTCTCTCTATAAAGAATATAAAAGTTCTATATTTGATACTAGCAGCTATGTGTGGTTCTATTGTTGCTGATAGTAATATATTCAATATTGTAAAATGTGAAAATAAAAATATAGCTTTCAATGATAATTTTTGGTATGGAAGTTTTATTTATTTTATTTTTTTAAGTCTTTTACTATCATTTGATAAAACGAATTGTTTCAAATTTTCAGAAGATATTTTAATATTTATATTATGTATTTTTAGTTCTTTTTTTTCAGTTTTGATTGAACCACAATATTTTCCAGATGAAATTCCAAATAATATTGATAAAATAAAAAATAAAATACTTTTTCGTGGTATTTCAATAGTATATATGTTTTTGATATTATTTTTCAATTCTACATTAATAAATAATGTGAAAATATTTAATATTCCTATTTTTTATTTTTTGAAATTTGATTATATAGTATCTGTAATTATCGTTTTATTAGGATATTTTTGTTTGTCTGTCATGTTATTGTTTTATTTACTATTGAAAACAAACACATATAGTTCAAAGGGTGAAAAAGTTGTCAAAAGTAGAAAGGATAAAAAGGATAAAAAGGATAAAAAAGATAAAAAAGATAAAAAGGATAAAAATGATAAAAAAGATAAAAAGTAGTATTTTTATTTTCACACCTAAATATCTAAACTCAAAGTATTTTTGTCACTTTTTTGTCTTCTTTTACTTTTTTTGGGCATGTTTCCACTATCTTGTAACTCTTTCAATTCCGTTATACTGATTGTACTATCATTAAATTGTTGTTGTGATTGTTGTTGTTGTTGTGATTGTTGTTGTTGTTGGGAATTACCAGTAACTTGAATATTGATTGTTTTAGTTTTCAAACCAGATAGAATATCAGAAATATCGGACGGTCCTTTCATTTCGGCACGAGAATTTTGGGGTATAACTCTTTCTTGAAAAGGAGGAAGTGGTTGTTGAAAATTTCTGGAAGTTTTTTCAACAATAGATGGTTGTGATAAGTGTTGTGAAGAACGCTCTTTTATAGAAATACCATCATTGATAGATTCACTACGGTCTGAATATGAACTTCGTCCCATACTATTGTTTCCAGGACGTAATCCAGACGATGGAAATTCTTGGGTCGCCATAGGAGGGGGAGGACCACCACCTAAATTTTCTTGATTCATCATATTATTAACAAATCCAGAAAATCCCGGACTAGATTGAGACATTGAACTTACAGCAGCATTTTGAAATTGGCGCATCAAATCCGGATTTTGACGCAAAATATCATCCATTCCAGGCATAGCAGATTTAAACATAGTATTTGACATATGAATCATCATAGCAGAACCACCTAATTGAAACAACAATTTCAATTCAGGACCCATAGAAGCACGACTTTTATATTTTTCAAACAATTCTCCAAAAATTTCATCATAGTCGCTCATATTTTCATTTATTTGGTCGCTCCAACCATCCAGCTTAATATCAAAAGGGTCAAAACGGTTATTCAAAAATTCAATACCATTTATACATGCCATTAACATATTTCCTTGAAATTTGATAGAATTTTGTTTCTTTTTTTCATCCATAATCATTTCATATTCCCCCTGCATTTCAGCAAGTGGAGATTCCATAGTATATTTTTTTGTCAAATTTATACCTTTACTTTCCAACGTTTCAAGTTTTCTCAAATATTTGAATTTTTCTCTCAATAGTTCTTCTTTTGATAAATGGGGTGTGCTATTAGATACAGGCGCTTTATCTGGATTCATTGGAATATTATTAAATTTACCATAACCATCCCAAGTAGTATTATCACTATTTGTATTTGCCGTTGCTTCACCTATATTCTGTGGTTGAGATGTATAATAAGATTGTTTATTATCATCAAATCTTACTGATTGTGGTTGTGTTTGTGAATCTGAAAATGATGGTGTAGAAAAAAAAGATGACTTTGATTCTCTAACAGGATTACTTAAATCTTCATTTACTAATTCATTCAATTCACTTTCCAATAGATTCAAGTCATCAATTTCTATTGACTCAGATGATTCCTTTATGTTATTTTTTTTTTCATTCATAAATAACTCAATACCAGAACCAAAATTTGAAGAACTAGTAGCCCCCCATTCTACATTTTCATTTAATGATGAAATATCAATAATATCAGAATCCATACTAGTAATTTAATAAGAATATATAATTTTAAGTTAAAATTTATACGAATAATATCTATGTTTTTTTTGTAATATACCAAATTCCTTGCAAATAACAATCTGCTAAATCATCTTTTTTTTTATGATTCATAAAAAAAGTTTTCCATGTTTGCAATTCATTAGTATTACTTTCTTCTAAACTTGTGATACATTTTTGAATTCCTCTTTTCTTTCTCTCAGCATAATCTATATTATCTTTTGGTAATTCTTTGTGTTCTATTGTATTTGTAACTTTTGTATCTTTTGTATTCTCTACTTTGTTATCTTCTTTCAACTTGTTTGCTGAAGATATGAACTCAATACATATATTTTTATTTTTCATTATAAAATACTGCATAACAATACATTGTATACATTTCATTCTATTAGCAATTGGTGAAACTTGATTTTCTATTATAACTTTATCAATATTTGTTATATAGTTACTGAATATTTCATCAAATTGTGATTGAATATTTTTCCCAATTGTAATCAAATCAACTTTGCTTGCATTACTATTGGATGATTGAATTGTTTCAAAACAAGAGTTATAGATATAATCATTTATTATTTTAACTAATTCTGCTTTTTTGATAGGTTTGTTGTATTTAATACTGTATTTATCTGCTAAATCATACAACTGTTGTATTTTTTGTTTGTTTATAAATGAATATTTTAGTTCAGGTGTTGGTATTAAAAAATTTTCTTTTTTCGAATGTGTTTTACAATAACATTTTGAGTTTTTAGAAAATCGTGCTAACTTTGTGCATGATTTGTTATTTTTATCTACAAAACAACATTTTGATTGTGGATTATCATTCATCAAATTTACAATTTCCCATTTTTCTATTTTGTAAACAGTATCATCTGTAAGTTGTTTGGTAAAGAGACAAAATGCTAAATTTTTAATACCAATATCTATACTTAGAATTGTATTCATATGTATGTCTATATAATATATCATAACTTGTGAAAATTTTTTTATATTATATAGTAATTATGTTATATATTTTATCTTGGTTATCTTGGTTATCTTGGTTATCTTGGTTATCTTTGTTATCTTGACTATTTTGGTTATCTTTGTTATCTTTGTTATCTTGACTATTTTGGTTATCTTGGCATTTGTATTGAATTCATTTCAACTGATGTAGAAACCAACTTTGCATTCAACTGTTCTCTCGATAAATATGGGTTTTTCAAATCACTATTACAATATCCAAAACCAGGAGTATTTGAATCAAATATAGACTTGAATCTAAAAGGCACATTACTAGACGGTGATTTATCTGTTTCTATATGACATGGTAATCCCATGTTATTACATGCTTCTTCCTTATCATAATTCATGATTTTCACAGCATTTTTAGTTAAAAACTGACGGTATTGCCAGTTAGACTGTATATTTTCTTGGTTTCGTATTCTTTCATTTATTACTGCTTCAGGTTGCCAACATGTCCATAAACTTCCATCAGCCATCATTGGAGGACTATTAAAATGTATATTATTACTTCCTGAATAACAAACACCCCAACTCATAATATATATTTATAATATAATAAAAATTATTCAACGCCTAATATTTTCAATAAGTCATTTTTTTTAAGTTTTGAAACATCTGTTGCTAGTTTTTTTTTCAAGACAATATCTTTTAACTTATTCAAGTTCATTTTTTTCAAATCATTTGAAGAATATTCTTTTTCATCATTATGATGTTCTTCATCGTTATTATCTACATTCAAACTATCTTGTTCTTGTTCTTGTTCTTGTTCTTGTTCTAAATGATTATCATCAAAATCGTCAATATTGATTGATTTCAAATTGAGTAAGTATTCTGTATTTTCTTCTTTTATTACTTCTACATTATTTGATTCTACATTATTTGATTCTACATTATTTGATTCTACATTGTTTGATTCTTTGTTATTCTTTGTATTCATCGATTCTCCAATATTGACTACTTTTATAGTCAAATTAACATCGCTGTGGCTATATTGTTTGTTTTCATCAACATCATCGTTTTGGTCGTGTTCCTCATCGTTATTGTGAACCTCACTGTTATCGTCAACACTTTCGTCGTCGTCATCGTCATTGTCACTATCGTCACTATCGTCGTTATCGTCGTTATCGTCGTTATCGTCATCGTCATCATCACTATCGTCATCATCACTATCATCGTCATCAGACACTTGGATTAGGTTAGTATTTTCGTCGTTTTGGATGACATTTATAGATGTACGAATGTTTTTTTCATGTTGAAAGGAAGGACTACCGCCTTCATATACTACAGGTGTCAAAGAAACTTTAGACTTAACATATCCTAACTCATTAGCCATTGAAGTAACGATTTCAAACATAGACTTAATTTTATGATTTTGTTCTTGAAGTTTTTGTGTAAAATACATACCAAAAAGACCAATAATAACTAAACAAACCCCTAAACATAGTAAAAAAATAGTAAATAAATTGTAAATAGCCATTTTATTAAAACTAGAAAATATTTTTAATTTTAATAAAAAACGCGAGTTAAAATGCGGATGGAACATAGTATACAACAAAATTTTTATACTAATGCAGAATTTATACTAATGCAGAATTTGTACCAACGAAGAATTTATACCAATGAAGAATTTATACTAATGCAGAATTTGTAGTAGTTGAAACTTGTTCTGCTGTAATATTATCAATAATTTCTTTAGGATAATCCATATCACGTAATATTTTTACACCACCACAAATATTTGATATACCTTTGTGTAATTTGTAACTATATGTAAATTGATTACTATTTTGTATAACTTTCATTTTACAATTAACAATTTGAGGATTATTTTCTAAATGATTACAAATTTCTATAAAATGAGTAGTTAAAATACAGTTAACATTTTTGTTATTTGACAAGTATTTCATAAACGCCGAAGCACTCAAAACTGCTTCTTTAGGATTAGTTCCAGAATAAAGTTCATCAAACACGCAAAAATGATTGTCTTTATTATTATTTTTGATAATATCAAGTATATCTTTACATCTTCTAGATTCTGATTGAAATAAACTATCTCTACCTGAAGTATCTGGAATATTCAAATAACAATGAATAAATTTGAATGGTGAAAACTTTGCATATTCATAAAATCCACATCCAAATTGTTGTGTTAAAATAACGTTAATCAAAGCAGATTTCAAAACAGTTGTTTTTCCAGAAGCATTTGGTCCTGTTATAATCATATTTTTATTGAAATTATAATTATTTTTAACAGGATTATTATTCATTAAAACGGGATAATACATATTTTTGAATACATTTTTATCAACTTTTGTATTTTTATCAACTTTGGATTTTTTTTTGTAAAACAAGCAAGTAGATAAATATTTATTTTTAATATTTGACGCTAATCCTTGTAAAATATCTAAATATCCATGAAATCCAAAAGAATACATAATACTTTGATTATACTCTTCATTATCATAAATCTCATAAAAACATTTTAGAACTTTTCCAAATTCAGCAACTTTGATAAGAGAAAATTTATAAGGACTAATTTTACTAATCTTTTCTCTCAATTTACATAAAACTTCTTTATGTTTATTGAGAGAAATATTGAATTCATTGTATGATTTGAGAGATTGTGTATAAAGATATAAATTAGACATACAAGCTTCTGTGTTTTCAATGTAATTATAGAAATGATTTAAATACTCGTGTATTTTTTTCATGTTTTCGTGAAAACGATAACAAACAAGTATATTTTGATAAATTGTGAAAAGATAGAAAAAAGCAGATAATAATATATAAATTTTTTCATTCATATTGACGTTTATAAAATCACTTGTAAATATTTTCCCAACAGCATGATTTGCCGCAATTACTTTAAGAACTCCAATATATTCGTTAAAAGAAATATTCAATCCTTTCATTTTGATAACAAAAAAGGGTATTATAAGAAGTATTATAGGAATAAATAATGATAATAATGGTGACATTAAGTTATAAACACTCATAATTTGCAAAAAAAGTTCGGATTTATTCAAAAATTCCCACGAACTCCAATCAATATATTGATATTTCTCTCTAAATCCATTATCATTTTTAATAGTATCCCATAATTCTAAAATACTGGAGGGGGGTAAGTTTTGGTCCCCGTTACCCTCAAGCGGGGCTGTAACGAAGTATACCCCCGCACTAGATAATAATTTTTGAGTATCTTTCAAAAACACAGTATCTGTTGTATAATGGTTTGAAACTTGACACATAATTTTTTCACCTAAAATGGTTTTAGGATTGAAAGTATATGAATATATACATTTTGAAGTTTCATTTTGTGATGAATTATCATGTTGTTTTGGAATTTCATTTTCTCTATGTATATCTTCTCTATGTGTATCTCTTTTATCCCTATATGTATCTTCTGTAGTTGTATTTCTAGTATCTACAATATCTACAGTTTCAACCAATTCTAAATCATTAATTATATTTTTACTTAACTCCATTTTTTTTTTGTTTTAAAAAATAGGCAGTTTGAAATATTCATTTATATGTTCTATTTTTGATGTCATAATATATGAAAAATAGAAAATTATTATATTTATTATACGAAACCAAACCCAAAAGTGAAATTATATAATAGAACCAAAGTTAGACGGTAATTCATTAATTACACAAGAATAAAAAGTTTCTGTTTCTTTGACTTTTGATACATCACGACGAGTAATCAAATTTATTCCTATACCTTTACGTCCCCATCTTCCACTACGTCCAATTCGATGTAAATATGTGTGTACGCATTTAGGATAGTCAAAATTAATAACAACACTCACTTGTTGTATATCAATCCCTCTTGCTGTAACATTTGAAGAAATTAAAACGCGTGATTTACCGTTTCTGAAATCCGTAAAAGCTTCTTCTCTTTGATTTTTATCCATATTACTATGAATACAACATACAGGAAATTCATCTTCAATCATTGCTTCATATAATTCAATAACTCTTTTTACACTATTACAATAAATAATACATTGAGACATAGAAATGAATGAATACAAATCTTTCAATGTAGCATATTTTTGACGGTCATCATCAATAGCAACATAAAATTGTGAAATACCTTCTAATGTTAATTGTTCTGCTTTGACATATATACTAACCGGCTCTCTCATAAATTTTTTAGTGAGATTTTTAATACTAATAGGTAAAGTAGCACTAAATAATGCCACTTGAGCATAACTATTCAAATTTTGAAAAATATTATATATTTGTTCTTTAAATCCATCAGATAATAATTCATCTGCTTCATCTAACACAATCAATTTAATATTTCTAGAATCAATATGATTTCTATTCATCATATCATTTACTCTGCCAGGACAACCAACAATAATATGTGGAGTATTATTTTTAAGAGTATATACATCTTCATCAATAGAAGAACCACCAACCATAGTAAGTATTTTCAATCCTTTCATCATACTTCCAATATTTTGCATAACAGTAGATGTTTGTTTAGTTAACTCACGAGTAGGAGATAAAACTAACACCTGTGTGCTTTCTTCATCAATATTTACATGAGATAAAGCACCAATTGTAAATGTTGCTGTTTTTCCTGTTCCAGATTGTGCTTGTGCTATTACATCTTTACCTGAAATAATAGGTATGATGGCTTTTTTTTGAATGGGACTAGGTTTTTCAAACCCATAAGCATAAATACCTCTTAAAATATCTATGTTTATATTTAATTCATCCCAACTTTGAATTTCTGTCAAAATAGAATTATTTTCTTCATCGTTTTTATTTATATTGTTTTCTTCAACATTTATATTGTGATTACTATTGTCATTATAATTATATTTTTTATTACAATTCGACATTATAATATATTACAAATAATTATTTTATATCTATTTTACAATATATTATTAAAAAAAATTGATATAAAATAATTATTTTAATAATTATATCAAAAAAAATAAATGATATATACATTACAAGATTTTACAAATATTACATTTAATGGTTTTGATATAGTGTTACCAGAAGAAACAATTTCTATAATTAATGAAATCGCTTCTAAAGTTGGTTCCCCTAGTTATATAAAAACACCAACATTTCAAAAACAAGAAATTAAAAAACCTAAAATTATTGGTAATAACATATCCCGTAATGGAAATAGTTCTACCCGAAAAGGAGATTTTGGTTCTGTAACAGCAAACAAAGGAGAAAACAATGATGATTGGGAAAGATTGCGAACTTTTCAAGCAACAAAAATAGAACAAAAAAAAGGAATAGATGTTAAGATAGATTTAATACGTTCTATTTTGAATAAAATGACAAATAAAAATTATAACGAACAAGTAAATAAAATTATAGAAATATTAGACCCTATTTTTGAAGGAGAAAAAAAATCAAACACAGATGATTTTTCAAGTTTTATATTTGTAACAAATGTAAAAGAAGGAGAACCAGAAATTCTAGACCCTCAGCATAATAAAAGAGAAACAAATCCCGATATTATTAAAATAGGAAATATTATTTTTGATATAGCATCAAATAATCGTTTTTATTCGCAAGTATATGCTGATTTGTATTCTTTATTGTGTAAAAAATATGAAATTATGCAATTCGTTTTTGAAAAAAATATTGATTCATTTCTCTCGTTATTTGAAACAATTGAATATATAAATCCAGAAGAAAATTATGATAAATATTGCAGTATAAATAAAGTAAACGAAAAAAGGAAGGCTTTGAGTTTCTTTTTCGTGAATTTAACAATCAATAAAATATTGCCAATAAATCGTTTATCTTTATTGTTAACAAATTTAATGAATCAAGTATTATGTTTAATTAAAGAAGAAAATAAAACCAATGAAGTTGATGAATTTATTGAAAATATTATAATTTTGTACAACAAAGATATTTTTGATTTAGAAAATAATCAAGTTTTCATTGATGGTAAACCATTTATTGAAGTTATAAATCACCTTGCAAATATTAAAAATGTAAATTCATATGTTAGTTTATCGAAAAAATCTGTTTTCAAATTTATGACATTTTTGGGAAAATAATGAGGACACATCACACATCACACATGACAAAATCAAAGAAGGAGGTAGAGTTTTTTTTACTCTAATACAGGGTAAAAACTTGTGCGTAACTTGTGCGTAACTTGTGCGTAACTTGTGCGTAACTTGTGCGTAACTTGTGCGTAACTTGTGCGTAACTTGTGCGTAACTTGTGCGTAACTTGTGCGTAACTT